TATTTGAGTACAGGGATCTGGTCTGATTTTCGATATGGTGAAAATCGAGAACACAAAACAGTCTGGAGAGTTGTGGCTAACGCTTATGAAAATGGCGAGATAAAAAGAACCCAAGGGCATTTTTACGACGATATTGGATTTTATGGAGCAAAAGAAAATGGATCTTGAAGGATTAATGTTAACAAAAAACAAATTTACAAAGATGGTTGAAGATGCTGTATTATACGATGGTTTGTCCTATATGGATGCTATCGTTCACCTTTGTGAAAAAAACAACCTTGAGATTGAAGATATAAAAAAATATGTCACACCAATCGTCAAGAACAAACTTGCGGTAGAAGCACAAAACCTAAACTTCCTTGAGAAGGACGGTGATGCTTCACCACTTGAGTAAATTACCACTTGACATTCGATGTCTTTTTTGGTAATATAAATAGTCTATATTATGAATTTTGTGGATAAACTTAAATATACTAAAAATACACTGTACATACAAGGAAATAAATATGTCGTTTGAAAATCTTAAGCGCAATCGTGCTAACTCTATCTCTAAACTAGTCGAAGCTGCCGGTGATGCCGGTTCACAACAAAAGACAACCAAGTCTTACGTTGATGAACGTCAATGGAAACCTTCCGTTGATAAAGCAGGAAACGGTTATGCTGTTCTTCGTTTTTTACCCGCACCCGAAGGTAACGAACTGCCATGGGTAAGATACTGGGATCATGGCTTTAAGGGACCTACTGGTCAGTGGTATATCGAGAAGTCTTTGACTTCGATTGGTCAACAAGATCCTGTATCAGAATCTAACAGCAAATTGTGGAACTCTGGTAACGACCGCGACAAAGATGTTGCTCGTGAGCGTAAGCGCCGTTTACATTACGTCTCCAATGTTCTTGTCGAGTCTGACCCAGCAAACCCAGCAAACGAAGGCAAGGTAATGCTCTTTGTTTTCGGTAAAAAAATCTTTGACAAGATTATGGATGTAATGCAACCCCAATTTCAAGATGAACAACCAATGAACCCTTATGATTTTTGGGAAGGTGCTTCGTTCAAGTTGAAGATTCGTAATGTGGAAGGATATCGTAATTATGATAAGTCAGAGTTTGCTTCACCTTCACCTCTCTCTGAAAGTGAAGAAGAACTCGAATCTATTTACAATAAGTTATATGACCTGAACGAGTTCTCTGATCCTGAAAACTACAAGACTTATGCTGAACTAGAAGCAAGGTTACATCTGGTACTTGGTCAGGCGGTTCAGTCTGATTTTCCAGAGTTTAAAGCAGAACCGGCGCCTGCAATGAAGGTTGCACCCGCTCCAGAAATCAAATCATCTACAGATGATGACGATGATGATGATGATGACACCATGTCATACTTCGCCAAGTTGGCTGCAGAGGAATAAAAAATACACACGTTGGTTGATTACCTTGGGTATCCTGCGGCGACTTTACCAAAGTCACAAATAAGACGGGAGTGTTGTGTCGTGTTGAGATAAACACTTAAAATCACCAAAACAATTACTAGGGGACTTTACAGTCCCCTTTTTATTTGTGTTAGTAACTCATTGAAAGACCATCGACAGCCGATGGGGTATCAAAGAATGCAGTGCTTTGACTGACATTACTCACATTAGATGTGGGCGCATTGACAACATTAATAGGTTGTTGTGATTGTGTCGCTTTGGTTTCTTCTCTTTCTGCGGTTTGAACAGCAAGTTCGTTTGCGGTATCCATTCGGTTAGTTTCAACGGCCGCAACATCAATGGGTGTAGTCTCTGCTGGTGCTGATAAAAAATCACTAAGCTTATCGAAGATGGATTTCTGTTTATTTTTTAAAAACATTTCAACTTCATCTGGTGAGGCACCGTCATCAATCAATCGTCTCACTTGACCAAAAGTAATACCGCTTACCTTATACTCTTGCATAATTTCATTAAGTTCGTTAGAAGGGTCGGTCTGAGATATACTAATAGTTCCCTCGCCTTTTTCAAAATCAAAAGCACCTAACGAGTTTTTGAACTTCGCGTCACCACCATTCTCTGTAACCAATTCTTGCTGTTGGAAACTCGAACTCATACCTTCTGAGTATGGGTTTCCAACAGATCCAGAATCTAATGAAGTGATCGCCGTTGTGATTCTCTCGTTGCCCGATTCCACAACATTTCCAGCAGAATCCATAGTAGTTGTGTACTCGGTATCTGCTGATTCTGTTGCACTCACAACGGTAGTGTTAAGTGTTTTCCCACTGTCAGGATCAGTAACTTGATCAGGCATAAACGGATAGAAAGGACCAAACCCCACCTTACCAATAACAGGAACATCAAACTCTATACGGGGTACACCAATCTCAGCGAACAGGTTAGTCAACATGCTCTTGATTTTTGATAGGTCAAAGAAATCGCCCGAAAAAAACTCTGCGATCGCATTACCGGCATCATCTAGGATATCACCAATAAAGGAGAACATTGATATGACTGGTTCGAAGAAATTAGATAGTTTTTCCCCAATAGTTTTTATGATTGATATGACTGGTTCGAAGAAATTAGATAGTTTTTCCCCAATAGTTTTTATGATTGATATGACTGGTTCGAAGACTGGTTCGAAGAAATTAGATAGTTTTTCCCCAATAGTTTCTATGAAATTAGATAGTTTTTCCCCAATAGTATCTATGATCGATCCAATGTCGAGGGAGTCGATCATGTCGGAGAAAAATTCAGAAATAGCAGTGGGTATAGAAGTTATCCATTCTTCGAAACTATCCATTATTTCGGCAAACGATTCTTGATAACTAAAGCTGTCCAGTGCCTTCTCGACATCAGCAAACCCAAGTGCTCCGGCGATCCAAGAAACAAGGTTCTTTAATTGATCCAGCGGCCACATGATAAACAGATCAAGCAGTGTCTCAATGGCCCGAGTATATCCTCTTAGAATTTTTGTGGCAAACCCATCGTCTGCGTTAGCAGTAAATCCATCAACAAACCCTTTGATTAACGCGATTGTTGCCACTGCCGCGGCAACAATTAAAGCAACCGGCAAAAGAACTGCACCCACGGCCGCAATAATTGGGCTCAAAGCAGCAACAATGCCAGTGACAAGTGTACCAAGGGCCGCACCAATGGCAGACATAGTAGCAACAATGCCAGCGAAAAGTGAACTGAAGGCGGCACCAAGACCAGTCAAAAGTGGCATAACTAACGGTGCGAACCTTGCTATTTTATCTGTAATCATCTTAATAGTGCCATCAATCCCCGTTAATTCAGAAACATAATTTAAAAAACCTTTCTCTTCAAAATCCTTTTGAGCCTTATCTACTTCACCCAAAAACCCCTCACGTTCTTTGGGTTCTGATCCGAATCCTTCACTTTCGGTTCCTTTACTTTCGGTTTGTCTTTCATCTTGGTCTTTATCTTTCTGATATGTAAACTTTTCGTCATCAAGTTCTAGTTGTTTTTCTTGGATAATTATAGTCCGAACTTGGTTTTCATTTATATCAAAAAATGTATTCAGAAGACCGTCCATAAACATTCTAATATGATTAGAAATTTGTTTAAGAGTTTGGTCCATTGACTCAAGAATGTTACGGAAAGGATCGTCCATTTGGACGACAAGGTCTTCCGTGGGGAGAACTTTTTCTACACTGACAACACTTTTTTCGAAACTGGAGTTTGCTATCTGTAACGCTTTGGTCACTTCCATCAGATTAGAAGTAGCCGGCAACAACTCTCCGTCTATTCGTGTTATGTTATTATCTTCCGCCATTTGCTCGTTTAATCCTTTCGTTTTCTTCCTTAACGTGTTGTATCAACATCATGACGTAAATTTCCCTCTCCCAAGGCAACATCTCATTCAACTCTGTCAAAGAGTATTTATGGTGTTGCATCAATTGAAAATTCAATTGATAATGATTAACTAAGTTATCATGAGAGAGGCACATCAAAAAAAATTCTGCATACCCTCAATTGTTCTATCGTTTTCCTCTTTACAGTCTGTACATGTGAATTGTAAATGATAAGTTGTTTTTGGCATGTCCTGTAGAAACTCTGCCAACATTGCGAACTGGCCCCCTGTCATTGATTCTAAAAATTCATCAACAGATTCTTGGGGTTCATCATCTAAACTAATTCGTTCGTCTTCTGTGCGAATCGCATCAATACATTTAGTAATTAATGTGAATGCGTTTTTGGGCGAATTGTTTAATTCCACATTTCCTTCAGCAAGATGTCTATAAGATGGGTATCGCATTTCCAAAGAAATATCATCAGTAAGTTTAATGATATTAGACTTCTTTTCTGGGTGACTGACCTGAACCTCTTCTAAATTTATTTCAATTTCATTTTGTATTCCACAATGTTCACATTTAACACCGATCTTAGTTTTCTCGCCAACTGACTTAGCTCGTATTTGAGTAAACATATACTCGACATCAAAAGTTGTCAATTTATTTTTATTGAACTTGTCTTGTATACAAGATTCAATCGTATCCAATACGGCACGTAAAGTTGATTGTTCATCGCCCGATTCAAAAGCCATCAATAATACTTTTTCTTCTTTTACAAGATAAGGACGGAAGTGAACCGTTTGTTGGGTTGATGGTATAACTAATGAATATTTGGGTGAGTCATTGAGTTTAGGTAACGCCATTTCATTCTCCGTTTATAATAAAATCATAACACTAATTAAATATCTGGTGGTTTGCTGTTGGTGATCAGGTTCTTTTGTTGGTTTCTTGACAAATCGGAACTTAAACTGTTGGCAGAGTTTACTTCTCTCCAGTTTTTATAGACAAAATCAACTGAGATTTCTACTAACTGGTCTGGATTGTCATTAAGTTGTGGACCCGACATTGCAATCGGATAAGCATCCTCTAATAAACAATTATAAATTACTTTGTAGGGAATGTTGACATCTTGTTTATTCCCCGAAGTACTTGCTGTGGGATCACTGCCCGATGTTATTTTTGTTGCCAAAGTTTCTATGTCGGTAGTTGGTTTTAGTTGTTGTATATTAATATTACGAGTATAGTCAGAATAATATCCTAACTGATAAGTTTGGTTGTCAACGATTAAATTCATCCACTCTTCAAAAAAGTACCTAACATAAGGTTCATTAAGTACCAGAAAGGTCATAGTTACATTAGATTTATCATAACCATATGCTACTGTGTTCTTAGTAATACCAATTGTCCTATCATTAGTCAGTATAGATCTGCTGGGCATAGTCGTAGACCGGCATAGTAAATCGAGATTTCGGGCCTGTTCTTGTGCTGGCAAGATGATACGAAATAGGTTACTTTTCGCAATCCCACCCGCTCGATTGACAGTATCTTTTAATTGTTCTATACTATAAGCCACTTATACTTTCTCTTGAGTTTCTGTAAACAACTGATTGTCCTGCTCCTTTCCATTGTGCCGTTGGCAAAAAGGTTGCAATCTCCCATTCGGGGGACGGAACAAATGCTAATTTCTGTTCTACCTGAGATGTCAAGTAGTGTTTAAAACAAGGTTTAAAATATTTCATTTTCGAAGTTTTCTGTAACCTTTTATATGTAATTAAAAGCCTTGTGTTCTCATCATAAGTATTGTCAGAAGTATAGTCCATCAACGAATCAAGAAATTTTGCCCTTAATGCGATTGGTAAATAATGCAAATTCAATCCATAGAATCCTTTGGCTGCTGGTCCCACAATAATTATGAGAGGAAACGCATCCCAATAGGGCAGAGTGTCCTTATGTTTCGCATCATAGAAAAACATCGCCATCTTACCAATCACATTTCTTTGGCGCCCCGCTCCCGCAGCTTTCTGTTCGATAGGATCGTCGCGCATTAAACTGCGCCTATTTATCGACATATTCTGCACTTTCTTGCGGAACCACTCACGAGATTCCCGTGAACGAGGAGTAATCCCCGCTCTGAATGCTTGTTGTTCTACTTTCTGAAAAAGATTTGCCATGTTTTTATTTAGTCTTTTTTCTAGAGAAAGGTTTCATTTTCTTGAGCGGTCTGGTAGATTTAGGGAGAATTCCCATTCGTCTTAATTCTATTTCAGTCCATATTTGGAAATCCCATCCCCTGTCTTTTGCATATTCGTTTGCGGCTTCCCACTTATTTTGATTTTTAACAAAAGTATATCCTTCAGTAATATACCGTTTTGTTCTACGGTTGCCAGTGGGAGGTTTTGTTTCTTTGTTAGGTTTGACTTCAATCAAAGTCGTTGTATTGTTTTCCCATACGACCTTGAAATCCATAAAATAACGATGGTATCTCTTGTCCACTTCATAAAGATATGGTATAACAATTTCTTCTGAAGACCACTCTTTGATGGCGTCGGTTTGGTCAAAAAACTGCATACAGTGTTTTTCCCAATGACTTCTATAAAAAACCTTTGTATAATCCCCTTTATATTTGGATTTGTTTTTAACTGTATATCTGCCAGAATATGCCATATTTTCACTATAAATAAAACCAGTAAATCTATTTATCGAGTTTCTATCAATGGCCGAAACAAACCTAAACACTAGTAAGACCACTCTCGTTGCAGCGAAAACCATCGCTGATACGACCTTTTCTGAAAAGGGTGATATTAACCCCGTCTTTCCATTAACCTACAGACAGGATTATCAGGGTAAAGTTATATTTAGCGTCATCGAAGATGAAGAAACCAATATCGATGAAATCAAACAGGCAATGTCGACCAAACAGGAGTCTTTAACGGAAAATGGCAACGCAACTGATGAACGTGGAGAAAGGTTAAGAAAGAATTCAGAAGAATACGTTGAAGATCTTAAGCGAAAAGTTGAGGCCTCTCGACAAGCTCAAAGAACCAGCACAATTAATCGTTCGGCACAAAATAAATCCCCACCCCCTGGCAGTAAACAGTGTATTCTTTTCTTACCACAAGCAATCACCTTTGCAGATGGTGTTCAGTATGAAAACGTTGATTTGGGAATGGTCGGTGGATTAGCAGAACAGGGTGGAAAGGGGGCTGTTAGTACAGGTGGTGGTTTTCTTGCCAGCACAGGCGCTGGGATTAGTTCTCTTATAGGTTCCTTTACTGGCGGCCCAGCCGAAGGTTCTGCAAAACTCGCCGCAAACTCAGTTGCGGGTCTTGGAGGGGATGCGGCCGCTGCGGGAGTTCGTTCTGCAAATAGAGTTACAGTTAATCCAAACACACGTGCGCTCTTTAAGTCAGTCAATATGCGTGCCTTTACTTTTTCTTTTAAACTTATCCCACTATCTGCGGCGGAAAGTTTAGAGATAAAGAAAGTGGTTAATTTTTTTCGTAGAGAGCTCTATCCGGAACAGATATTACTAGGAGAGGAACAAGATCAATCTGGGTCAGTTCCTCTAGGGTACAAATTTCCCAATAAGATTAACATAGAAATGTTTTATAATGAAAGGGGGGTCGCTACTAAAATTCTTCCATGTTACCTTGAAAGTGTTCAGACTGTGTATAACAACACTTCTATGGGTATGCACAGCGATGGTAGTTTCCAAGAAGTGGATATTACTTTAAACTTTAGAGAGGCTAGAACTCTTCACAGAAAAGATATTATAAACGGCGGTTATTAAAAATGTCACAATTTTATTTTAGAAATTTCCCTTTTATCAAATATTCTTTTGGTGACAATGAACCTGAAGTCTATTTTCAGAAATTGTCTGCCGCAATAGATTTGTTCGATGAAATTAAACAGGATGTATCCTTTGTTATTAAGAAAGAAGTACTTGATTTCGAAAGACCAGACACATTTTCTTACAAACTTTATAATACCACTGATTATTACTGGACATTCTTTTTAATGAATGATAAATTGAGAGAGTCTGGTTGGCCTTTAGATGTCGATAGAGAGTTTGAAGTTATACAAGAAAGATATCGACACTGGTCTTTTATTACAAATGGGTTTTTTGCTGGTCTTTTAACTGAAGGACAAGACCTTGTTTTGACAGGGGTTGGTGCGGCTGGTTACTACGCTAAAGTTGTTCGGGCAGAACCAACTACGGGACAAATTATATTACGTTCGACGTTTTTAAGACAAAATCCTGCGGATTTAGATGCTAACCCCATATCGGTCTCTGTAGCGCAAGTAGAAGGTGCGTTTCCATCAGTGACAGGCATACAATTCGAAACTGCTAATGTAACATATAATTTAACTGGTGCTTTTGGTTTAAATTCAAATACTAAAGAATATTTAGGTGTTCACCACTGGGAAAATTCAGATGGCGAATATCAAGACATCGACCCATTAACTCAAGATACCACAGGATTGACCAGAGTTACCTTTAAAGATAATTTCCAAGCCAAAAATCAATCGCTCAGAGAAATTGCAGTAGTCCGACCTGGGATAATTAATCAGATTGTCGGCGAGTTCCAAAAACTGATAAAGACATGACAGAACAAAATATTTCGCAACAATACAAACTGTTAAAGGCAGAAATTTCTGCTGATAAACTGGGGGAGAGAACGATTGATGTTCGTTCTCTCATTCCTGAACTTGTTTTTTATGAAAATCTAGAATATCCTTATATCACCGGAAAAATGATATTAGTAGACGATAATGCCGTTTTTGATTCTTTAAACTTTCGAGGCACAGAAAAAATTACATTTGAAATAGCTGGAGTAGGAAATTCATTAGAACCTGAGATAGGCGGTAACGATAACAAACAAAAAACATTTATTATGACCAAGATTGAGAGAACGGTTCGAACCAACGATAGAACAGATGTAATGTTGGTGTCTTTGGTAGAAGAACATTTCTTTTTAAATAGACTAATCAAAGTTAGCAAGTCTTTTACAGCTAACTTGGAAACAACCATTACTGAAATTATCGTGGGATATCTAAAAAGAAATGTTGACCAATCCTACCTCACTAAATCTGCACAGGGTGTTCGGAAAATAAATATACCTTATATGAATCCTCTCGAAGCTGTTGATTGGTTACGAGACCGAATGACCACTGAAATTGGTGCGCCTTATTTTGTTCATTCATCACTTTATGATAATAATATTCGTATCTCCAGTCTGGAAGGTTTTTTGTCACAGAAGGCATTTAATACAAAGGTTCCTTTCATTTATTCAGCAAGTCTTGCTGGTAATGCTGAAGCATTATCTGAAGACCAGAGAAGTTTTCTCATTGAAAAATATAAACAAGAATCATCAGAAGATTCGTTAATGATGGTTTCTAAAGGCGCATTGGGTTCTCTCTATACTAACACCGACATTGGTAATGGTATCACCACAAGAAACCGTTTTAACATCAGAGATGTTCTCCTAGATATGAGAAGTAAAGATTTATTGCCGGATACATCAACACAAACAGTATTCGATGAAACACAGTCCATTGGAAATAAATTTATTGACGAATATGATTCCAAAGTATATCATCAAATATCGTCCTCCGGAACTTACGATACCTTTTTGGGATATCATGATGTTGTTGATAGTCTTGACAATACATTAAAATTAAAAAATTCAGCACTGAGAAATGCTTTGTATAGAAATATGGTTAATGTTGTTGTGCCTGGAGTTGCGTTTATGTATTCCAAAGCAAGCGTTGGAGATATTATGAGGTGTGTATTTAACTCCAGTGCAGCAGATCCTAATGTCAAAAATGCTGAAGAATTGATAGACAAACAAAAATCTGGTAATTATTTAATCTATGCTACTCGTCATATGTTTAGAGACTCGAAACATTCGGTCTCTATCAATGCAACCAAAATAACAAAGGACTTCCCTGTACAGGCGAGAACGGGAGTAACTGATTTTGCTTAGATCAATAGAAACAGAATATTATGGTGATCAAACCCGATGGTTTGTTGGTACGGTGATTAGTTCATCTCCTCCTCCAGGTTTAGAAGGAAGAGTTCGTGTTCGTATTCACGGAATACATGACCCATATACTGGTAATGTCTCCGAATCTGATTTACCGTGGGCAACCGTTGTGTTACCTTTGACAGAAGGTGGTAGTTCTGGAATCGGTAGAGTGCCTCAAGTATTGCCGGGGGCCTTTGTGTACGGTATTTTTATGGATGGCAAATCATCTCAAACACCGTTAATATTAGGTTCGTTAAATAAAATAGAATTTCCAACAGATGTTCAGGCAAGATCATCCAAAGACAAAACATTAAGTCGTTTTAAATCGGAATATAATCCCGACAGAAAGGTTGATATCGTTTCGGAAGAAATGGTAGATGATAGTTTGTCGGAAGGAAACCTGGGAACCCGAAGAAGTCAAAGTATGAAATTTTTCATAAACAACGGTTATACCGCTCGCCAAGCTGCGGGTATTACTGGATGTTTGGAGGCGGTTTCTCGTTTCGTAACATCAACACCGGACGAACCCGATAGTCAATTTTTCGGTATAGCCAAATGGGATAAGAATGGGACAAGGTATAAAAACCTCATAACTTTCGCAACACAAATTCAAACAAGAACAACAATAAACCGTTATTCGGTGCAATTACAATATGTGCTTTACGAATTAAGAACACGATTTTCTAATGCAAACGCAAAACTTTTAAAATCAGAACTAATCGATGGGACTGGTGGTTCGGTGGATATTATTAGTAGATTGTATCTGAAAAATCGTTTCATTGCTGGTGTAGAAACAACTTTCTTTATGAGGAATGACCGAAGAATAAATACAGCAATCAAAAATGCTACCAAAGCATATAATGAAGTTACGGTGTGAATTAAATGGCTATTAGTAAAGAAAGTTTTGACAACGAATTAAACTCAACGAAAACAACAGTTTCTTATAGTGGTGTGGATAATGCTTCATCTCAAGTACAAGAAACCTTTGATGTTGTAAAATCAACGGAAGTGGGTAAAGAAACAAATCAGGTTATAGGCGGAGTTAAATCTGTCACAAGTAAAACTGATATTATTGGTGCAGAAAATTTCACTCCAACTGAAGGGGTTTTAACTTCAGGAGCTCTGGATGGTTCTATTAATCCAGCACTTAATACAGATATCAGTAGTCTGTCTTCCGAGATTGGAGTTGGTGTTTCAATAACATATAATGACAGTGGGCGTAACACTGGAATATCATACGCTAAAAAAGAAAGTGGTTCATTATCTTCAATCTTGAGTGGAATAACTGGCCTGGGGGTTGCGCCTGGTTATCTACAAAAAATGATTTCAAATGCTAATTCAAAGGGACTTAATACATCGATTAACTCTGTTGCTGGAAATGTTGGGGCTTTTTCTAGTATTGGTGCAGTAAACAATCTATCATCAAGGACTCAAAGTATTATTAACGATGTCGTAACTAATGCAGTTACGGATGGTAAAACAGGTTCGACCAATAGGTTAACAGCTTTTCAAAATGAAGGAAGTTCCGCTATTACTGATGTTGCAAATACTGTGGTTACTGCAATATCTCCTGATGTTGGTGGTGTGTTGGGTGCGGTAACTGGTAGAAAAGGTCAGGATGTTATTAAAGAGGTTCGTAATTATAAAAATACTAGAGCCGGTGTTGTGAATGAGAGAAACAAATTCATATCATCTTTGGAGCGAAGTTTTCCAATAGGAAAACTTGGATTTGCACAAAACTTGGTTCGTAAACTTGATACTAATAGTTTAGATAATGTTTTTGTTGCTAACAAAATTATAACAACTAAAGAAGATCGGGATGAAATCATTCGTTTATCACAAGGAACTCAGGTCCAAAAAGCCGAAGCCCGAAGAATTTTGCAAAAAAAATATAGTAAGACACCTAAAGAGGCTAAAGATCTTCTTAATGCTTTAGATTCTACAATAGCGGGTTCAATTATCGTTGATAATACTAATAGTGTTTTTGACGATCCGTTTGACATTAAAGGTCAAACACCTTGGAATAATGGTGTCGGCGCAGAAAACTTTACGTTTTCTTTTATATCCTCATTAGAAGAATTAGATGCTGAGTTTAGATCAATCACAAGAGAAGTGACCGAAATGGTTGTGCATTGGACAGAAACTTATTCTAACTCTAACATCGGTAGTGAGGAAATAAATAAAACACAGATATCTTTGGGTCTAAAAGGCATCGGTTATCACTATGTTATAAGAAGAGATGGTTCTGTACAAAGAGGTCGACCTGTAAATATACAAGGTGAACATGTTGATGTAAACGGTCACAACGAAAGGAGTATAGGAGTTGTATTTGTAGGAGGTATTAATGCGCCTACAGGAACACCCGACCCTTTAGAATATAAGTCATCAAGTTCTTTGACCCGAAGTCAGTTCACATCATTTCAAGAGATATGTAAAGCGTTTTATCGTACTTTTCCAGGCGGTCAGATTTTAGGACATAATGATTTGAACTCGTTGGAGGATGACCCAGGATTTGATGTAAGAGATTTTTGTGAAGATGTGTTTGGAAAGAAATCATTATTTTCTGATCCATCTTCTCAATCGCCGTTTACTAGTAAAGAAATAAACGAAAGTAAAATATTATGACAACTACATTAGACAACTTTTCAAACCGGATCAAAACTTTAGGGGCAGGACAAGAGAACACGAAAGGTGTTCCTAGAGAAGGTTTTAATGAGGCCTCAGGAGAGTTTCCCAAGAGAGACTACTTCTTCGGTTCGTCTATTAATAAATCCGCTCGGGGAGAAACAATAGAATCTCTATTTGCGGGTGGTGGTGATTATGATGTATCCGTTGAGTTTTCTGACCAAAACCCCTCACAGTTTCCTTACAATCAAGTACAAGAAACTACTTCTGGTCATGCTATTCATGTGGATGATACACCAGGCGGTGAAAGAATTCTAATCAAACATAGGACAGGAGCGGGACTAGAATTGAGAGCCGATGGAAGTGTTTTATTTTCGTCAGTAAACAAAAAGGTTTCTGTAACAGGCGGTGATGATGTTGTGATTGTGGAAGGTCAAGCGGACCTCGTATACAAAGGCAACGTCAATGTTAAAATTGCTGGGGATTATAATTTAGAAGTCGAAGGTAACATTAACGTTACTACTGCTGGTAATAAAACCGAAAAGATACATCGCAATCACACTAAGACCGTAGACGAAAATCAAAACCATGTGGTAAAAGGTTCTAGGTCTCTTCGAGTGGTTGATGTTAACACTGAAACTATGTTATCAGACAGAAACGTATTTGTCAAGGGAGAACAAAACAACTTTGTTGAAGGTAATGTTGAATTCACCAGTGGTAAAAAACTAATTACCACCGCTGTTGATGAATGGGTTGCTTCCTCTCAAATCACAAACATATCAGGTGACACTGTTTCCATTATTGGTGTGACAGGAACAATTGGTGGACAGTTAATTGACCACTATGGTAAAGTCTTCTCAGGACCACCAGGCGGTTCTGGATTAGGTGCTACAACACATTATGGGACCTTTATCGGTAAAGCGACAGAAGCGATCACATCAGACTTTGCCAACAAAGCCGGCTTTGCCTTCTCAGCTCCTGCTGAGGTGAACACAGCTACTGGAGCTTCTGCTGTGAGGGATACTGAGAAGTATCCAACGGAAATGCCTTATATTCAAATTAAACCCACAGCAGATATGCCAACAACCGCAATCATGACACCTTTATTATCGTCTGGCAACTACGGTATACGAAATGTAAATGTTGACCCAGGCGATGAATTGAAGCTAGAAATTCTAAAGACTGACGATTATGATGGTTTATTTAATAGAGAACCCAGTATTCACGAAATACGTTCTAAATTAAGAGACCCTGCAAATCTTCAGAACGCAACTTTGATTGGTGCGTTAATAGGTGAAGGACGGTTATCCAGTAAATATGCTGATGTTCGTCCTCAATATATTGGTCGAGCATATAATAAAAATCCAAGTTTACAATTTGGTAGGACTCTGTTGGGTAACAACCCGGCAGAAAATAGAAGTAAGAGGTTTACTCCGTAATGATATATCTTGTTGATCCCGTATATAATCCAAATTTTCAGTCGGAGATTACTTCTGCGACACCCCTTGCGCCTGGCATAACGATTGCTAAGTTTTTAGGATCTCGTGGTTCACGGGTTCAGTTTGAACAATTGGATGTTGACAAACAATTGGTAGCAAGGCAATTGTATCTTCAAGCAGAAGCAATGAGAACAGTTTTTACCAACAAAACTTTTAAAAAAAACCGTCTCATAGTTTCAGAGGGGGTTTACAAACCATCGTCAACAGAAACCGTAACTTCTTGGTCAATCAACGATTACAAACAAACTGGACGTGCAATTGTTTATCAATTACTCGCCGAAAACGGCAAGATAGATTTTGAAAACACATTCGAACTGTCCGTATATTGGAAAGACTTTTTAAAGTATCAGGAACTTATTCTCGATTATGATACTTATGACCCTTCTGGTGAACTTAGCTGTCAAATTGTATTGGTCATGCCCGAAGCAAACTATAATTTTGACTTAAATTATACTAAAAACCTCAAAACTACTTTTAACGGTGTTACTTTATCGATAAATGAGGTTGTTGAGGTACTCATTCCATCGTCAACAGAAACCGGAACTTCACTTTTAAAAAAAACCGTCTCATAGTTTCAGAGGGGGTTTACAAACCCATATAAATAAAAATAACTTTTCGAGTACTAAAAATGGCAAGAGTTTTTTCACAAGAAGATGCAAATATATCTAAGATTAGTGCGTCTAGTACTAGAACTAGACCCTATAAGGATATTGATCTGACTTTTACTGCAAGCGATATCGGAAACATTTTTAAGAAAACCGAAACCGCTGCAGTTAAACAGGCCGTAAAAACCTTATTAAATTCGAACAAATTTGATAAACCTTTTGAACCAGGTTTTGGTATCGATTTGCAAAGTTATTTTTTTGAACTTGCAGACGAACAAACTGGTGGTAGAATTGTAGAAAAAATCAAGAGTACCATTGAAACTTACGAACCCAGAGCATCGGTAAGAAACATAAGAGTGGGTGTACAAGAAGATATTAATGCTGTAAATATCCTTCTCAGTTTTTCGGTAAGAAATACAGACCAAACAATAACAGTTGAAACTACAATTTCGAGGTTAAGATAAATGTCAACTACAATTAAGTCAACAGCTTTAGATTTTGACACGATCAAAAACAATCTGAAGACGTTCTTTGAAGCACAAAACGAATTTACTGATTTCGATTTCGAAGCATCTGGTTTATCCAATCTTCTTGATGTTCTTGCTTATAATACACACTATAACGCTTTAACTGCAAACTATGCTCTCAACGAATCTTTCCTTGGAACAGCACAATTAAGAAGTTCTATTGTATCTCTTGCGTCTGCTATTGGTTATATACCGGGTTCACGCACAACCTCAAAAGCAAAGGTACAATTTAGCGCATCTATTGGTGGTGGAAACGAACCACCTTCAATTACCATACCCAAAGGTTTTAAGTTTAACTCTACTATTAATGACATTTCATATTCTTTTATTACTACTGAGGCAACAACCGCTACAAACAATGTGGGCAACTATTCCTTTAAACTTCCGTCTGGCGATAATCCGGAAATAATATCAATCTCTGAAGGTGTGATTAAAACAAAAACTTTTATTGTCGGTTCTTCTGAAGAAGATGAGATATTCGTAATTCCTGATAAAAATCTTGATCGTACAACGGTAACGGTACGTGTTTTTGATACACCGTCATCTACGAATTTTCAAATTTATTCACCAATCAATGAAGCTACTGAAATCAATGAAAACTCATTAATATATGTTCTCAAAGAATCTCCCAATGGTTTCTTCGAACTTTCTTTTGGTAACGGTAACACTTTAGGGCCAACGCCAGAAGCGGGAAACAAAATTACTGTGGAATATATTAGTTGTTCTGGTAGTATTGCTAATGGGGGTAAAGTTTTTACTGCGGCAGAACAATTATCAGTCACACTAACCAACGACGATATCGTAAAAGTTGACATTACTGTCTCTACTATTTCAAACTCGATTGGTGGGGCAGAAAAAGAAACTAACACATCAATCAAAAGAAACGCACCGTTTCAGTATACTACACAAAATCGTATGGTCGTGGCTGGAGATTACTCCACTCTCGTTCTTGCAAGGTTTAGAGAATATATCGAAGAAATTAATTCGTGGGGTGGCGAAGATAATGATCCGCCAGAGTATGGTGCAGTATACATGAGTATTCGTTGGAAAACAGGTCTATCCCAGAGCGATATTAACGATCTAAAAGTTAATATTGAACTTTATGTCAACAGACTATCGATAGTGTCGTGGAAACTTAGGTTCTTAGATCCTGTTACAACATTTATAGAAACTTTGGTATACTACCAATACAACCCTAGATTTACAACGCTTGGTTTGAACACTATTAAAACCTTGGTTGGAAACGCTGTCAATAATTATTTTACTAACTCTATCGGGAAGTTTGGACAATCTTTTAGACGTTCTAATCTGTTGGCGTTTGTTGACAATGTTGACCCCTCTGTTTTATCAAGTAGAGCAGACGTGAAAATGCAACAAAGACTTACACCGACAGGACTAGACAACAATGGAAATTCAATTAGTCTTCTTGGTAAAAAAACAAATTATAATTTCTTTTTCCCACAAACTATCCAACAACCGAATAATTCAGAGTATATACTAACATCTGGTTTGTTTAGATTTCAAGGTAAAACCTGTTTTTTAAGAAACCGTTTAGGTTCAAGAACTATACAAGTTATACAACAGGGCGCTGGTGTTGCCTTAGTCGACAATGTTGGAGAATTTTTCTTAGACGGTCGTGTACGTTTGATTTCGTTTGCCCCCGAAACTGTTCTTGGGGGTGATGATTTTATTAAAATATCAGTAATTCCAGGCAATCAAAGTGCAGTATCTCCATCGAGAAATAATATTCTGTTGTATGATAATGATGTCTCATTCGAAACTCCAGTTTCGGTAACAAGTATATAATCCCATGGCTCATTTCGGTTACAAAGAAAATAACAGACGTGAATTGACCTTGTATGACAGGAAGATCAAAGAAGTTCTTCCTGATCATTTTATACAGGACTATCCTCAGTTTATTACATTTTTAGAGAAATATTATGAGTGGATAGAATCCGAGGAATCACCAGCTGAACTAATTCACCATCTTTTTGAGACCAAAGATATAGTCGAAACCGATTTATCTCTTTTGGGTTTCTTGGAAGACGAACTTCTATTGGGTGAAAGTTACTTTCAAGGATTTGTAGATAAAAGAGGTGCTGCTCAAATTGCAAGTAATCTTTATAAATCGAAAGGATCTAAACTTGCAATTCAACAATTTTTTCGTTCTTTCTTCGGTGAAGATCCGGATATTGAATATACTAGTGAAAAGGTGTTTAATCTAAACAGTTCAGAAATAGGACCTTTAAGTAATCGTTTTATAACGGACGATAAATTATATCAGACGTTTGCTATTCTCATTAAAATTGGTATTCCTATTACGGTATGGAGAGAAGTATATAAGTTGTTCGCACACCCAGCAGGATTTTATCTTGCTGGACAAATCCAAGCAGTTGGAGAAGCTGCGTTTGGCGGCATTCCTTATGATGGTTATGATTTGATGGATAGTGCTGGTCGAATTGCTACGCCTGTTGTGATCAGCATAGATTCGGCATCTTTCACTAAGTTAGCCGCTGATCAAAGTGAAACGAGTCATTATGCTATTTACGACTCTACATATACTGGGGGTCTCGGAAAGATCAAAGTTCACTTAGACAGATATCATGTAGACCAGTTTGAAGAATTTTCACTTGACCCATTGGCAAGATTCACACCAACTACATTAAAGACTCTTGGTGGTTTTGTGGTTCCGGGCGAAAGAGACGCATATGCTGGTGTGGATGGAAATAATGCATTAATAGGAACTATCGGTGTCGATTATGATTCTTCTTATGTAACTCCGAAGATTGCTTCGTTCGATATGGATAGTAGTACAGATGTTGATCGAGTCGGCAATAGTAACATCGACTTCTCTATTGATTCGGATGTGTCTCTGACAACCTTTATGGGAACTTTCGGAACCTTCGATAGGAAATAAGGTATAAATAAACATTAAGGTAAAATGGATTAAACGATGACAAGGCAAATTGTTAATATTGGTTCGACTGCAAATGACGGGACAGGGGATACTCTGCGAGCGGGTGCGTCTAAAATAAACGAAAATTTTCAAGAGATCTATGATACTTTTGGCCCAGATGGGTTTATTATTGGAACTTTCGTTGATTTTGATAGTGCTAGTATTAATTTTAAAGATCCCACACTGACATATAAAACAAATGTGGGTGCAGTAGGTCCATCACAAAACAACTCTATTAAATTTCCTGATTACTCGGCCTTCGTTGTCTTGGATTCCGCAACACAAACTTTGACGAATAAGACCCTTGATTCATGTTCTTATGGTGACTTATTAATAAATGATCTAAGTGCAGATCATTATTATCGGGTACATAGTTCGGAACTCGCATCAAATATTAGTATTCAGTTGCCGGTTTTAACATCTGATGATTCGTTTGTGTTTGCGAATGCGACCCAAAATTTAAAAAATAAGTCAGTTGATTCCTGTACTATTAACAATGCGATTATCTCTGATACCGTTTGGGTCGATGCAGGCAACGAAGGTATTTTAGAATTTGAGGCCGTTGTTGGAACAGCAGTTAACTATTTAAAATTAAGTAACGCCTTGACTAATAGTCCAGTTGATATTAGTGCAGACGGTACCGATACAGATGTTAGTATACGACTTCTACCGAAAGGTTCAGGAGCAGTTGAACTTTCTACTAAAGTTATGTTTGGTGACGGACAGTATGCAACACAAACCAGTAATGGTGGTACCGTCTTGGCCAACCAACCTGCGGTTTTTATCAATGCTTCAGGGACCGATAATTGGACTTTACCAGACGGTGATGAAAAGGGTGAAGTTAAATACGTAACAAATGTAGGCGCAAGTAATAATTTTGCAATTGTACCTACTAATTTTGGACAGGGTACTAATTTTACGTTAACCACTGGTACTGTAGCACATCTTATATGGGACGGTAGTAACTGGTATGTAATCAACAAAAGTGATGTAACAATAACACCATAATATAAAGGTTAAAAAGAAATGACAGCAACAATAACTGATCAATTCAAACGGGAATTAACTCAGGAACTCCGACGAGATTATGATTCTGGCGATAACTACTATATTGTTATCGGTAGAACAGAACAATGGGGTGCAGTAGATACTCCGCCTGATGTTTCACAAGTTGACTACCTACAGTCACCTTCTTGGTCTAAATCGACTAGAAACGCTTTTCAAGCTTCAAAACTGGTTACGAATTTAAGTTATGTTATCCCTCGTTATAACTGGACTTCAGGTACGATTTATCATGAGTATAACGATGATCATACCGACCACGATGACGATTCGAAAAAATATTATGTCCTTAATGACCAGAATCAAGTCTACATGTGTCTGAGGGCTGGTGTTGCTGGCGGAGTATTTCTTGATCCTATTAGTGGAAAAACTCTTCCGAATCCGTCAATTTCTACTGTTCAACCTACCGGAGGACTGAACGGGGTTCCTTTTAAAACCGGCGATGGTTATTTCTGGAAGTTTATGTATACCATTAGTGTTGCTGACACCGATAATTATGTAACTTCTAAATTTATTCCTGTTAAATTTGTTGACTCAGCTGGCGTAAATGATGTCGCAACAGACATTCAACAAAAAAATGTGCAAGATAATGCAGTTCCAAAATCAATTGTAGGATTTGAAGTTCTTGATGCGGGTAGTGGTAATTATAGTTCAACACCAACCGTTACAATTACAGGGGCGAATCAAGTACCAGCGGCAGGTGTTGCAAGAATAGACGGCAGCGGATATCTAATCAGCGTTGAAATTGATAGTAATGGTGTTGGTACGGGTTGGCAATTCGGTTCTGGATATGATAACGCTAGTGTTTCGATTAATGGTGCATCAGGAATTGTTAGACCAATTTTTTCTCCTAAAAACGGTATTGGTGCTGATCCAACTATTGACTTACGCGCTACTCAATTAATGTTTAATGTTCAGTTGGCTGGTAACGAAACTGATACAATCATACCTTTTCGGTCCGGACTATCTACATCTTTTAGACAGATTTCATTATTGAAAAATCCAACCACTACTGTAAATGATAGTGATTATTTTACAAGCTTAACTGGAAACAATTTAAACTCATTGACTACTTCATCTCCATCAGGGTTTTTTAGTCCCGGAGATTTTATTACAGGAGGCACCAGCAACGCTTCTGCAATTGTAGATCACTATTATGACAGTAGTGATGGTATTACCACTACAGGATATATGTGGTATCATCAAAACGATTCCTCTGGGTATGGAACCTTTCAGATAGGTGATGTTCTATCTAGAATCCAAGGTGGCGCAGCGGCAACCATCGCGACCTTCGTATCGCCAGATATAGATAACTATTCTGGTGAACTCATGTATGTTGACAATCGTTCTGAAATTCCGAGAGATGATGAGTCGCGTCAAGATTTAAAAATAGTAATTACATTCTAAGGATTATTTAAAATGCCTACTACTTACAATAGTAATATTGAATATACCACATATAAAGATGACTACAGTCCCAATCGTGGTTATCATAAGGTATTGTTTAATTCTGGAAGACCCCTTCAAGCAAGAGAGCTTAACGAATTACAAACAATAATCCAAAGAGAACTTTCTCGTTTGGGTGGTCACCTTTTTAAACAAGGTGCGGCAGTAAAACCGGGCGGCATCTATGTCAATAATGCTTACGAATATGTTCGTTTACAGTCGAGTGCATTTACTACTAGTGCAAACTTAGTGGGTAGAGATGTTACTGGTTCTACTTCAGGTGTGGTTGCACAAGTTATTCAATTTGTTCCTGGCACAGAAGATGCAGGGGATTTGACTAATGTACCGACCATTTATGTAAGATATAAAAACGGTAACCCCACATCTGAAACAGATCTTACACTCGCCGAGGGCGCTGACAATTCTGGTCCAGCGCCCGTCAAATTCAGTCCGGGTGAAATACTAACAGTTAACGGTGGCGATCCTGTTATTGTAGAAAATTCAAATTATAACAATTTAATTTGGCCAGTTGGTTTTGGTAGTAAATTGGGCGTTGGCGCTGGACATTATTTTGTTTTGGGTCATTTTGTAGAGGTTCCTAAACAAGCAGTAATTTTATCAAAATATTTTGGTGGTTTTACTGGCGATATCGGTTTTGTAGTCTATCAAGATATTGTCACGGCAACGGACAGTAATCTCCTTTACGATAATCAGGGTTCTGTTCCTAACCTAACATCACCAGGCGCTGATCGTTATAGAATTCGTTTAAAGTTAATGAAACGAGAAGACACTCTTCCTTCAGAAAACTTTATATTTTTGGCACGTATTGCAGACGGCGTTATTGCTCAGGCAACAACTGGATTAAACGAATATAATAAAATTAATGATGTCTTAGCACAAAGAACCGCTGAAGAATCTGGTAATTACATCGTAGAACCATATAAAATTCGTTTCGTTGAAATAGATTCTGCAGCTATTGAAGACAGATTGTATCTGGAAGTATCTAAGGGTGTTTCTTATATTAACGGTTATCGAACAGAAAACCCTACTCTTAAAAAACTTGTTATTCCCAAACCAACCGCAACAGAAACGATTTCTGGGGATGTTGTTCCCGTAGTTTATGACAGGTATTTTAATGTCAATTCAACTGACAACACCACGCACAGAGGAACTTTAACTTTAGGTTCAACTGTTAATCTTTATGCTGATCCTGGAGGAACTGGTTCGGTTATAGGAAATGTTAAAGTACGTTCTATAGAACGCACTACGGGTTCTGTTGGCGGCGTAAACTCAGTGACTCGTGTTTACATTTCTAGTTCCGGTGACATTTCTTCAAGCATCCGAAGTGCTAAGAGTATTGGCACAGGAACAACTAATTATTTTAATTTAGTGTTGGAAGGTAATCCTCTTCGAGCTGTTATCAAAGGGGACATAAAAAATAAAGATTTATTATTCACTTTACCTCGTCCCAGACCTTCCCTTGTGGGCGGGATAAATGGAGAGTTAGATTACAACTTTATTACACAACAAACATTTACCACCAATGGATCTGGTGAAGCATCAATAACAACCAGTGGTGATACTTATACAGACACATCGAGCTGGATTGTTTCTAGTCAAGATTCAGGTTCGGTATCTTTCATTGTTGATGCAACTCAAGGTGCTCCTGTCGGAACCCAAGCTGATTTTACCAATTTAACTCCAAACCTACAATATACAGCAACACTTTACAAAAGAATTACTAACGCAACGCCAAAACAGAAAAGACCCGTTGAAACGACAATAACGGGAACTGTAGTATCTGGTACTCCCTTTAATTTACAACAGTATGATATCAAAACAGTTTCGGAAATTAAAGATAGTGCTAACGGAAACAGTATTTTTTCATATTTCACATTAGACAATGGTCAACGTGATACTCATTATGCTAAGGGACGTTTAGTTCAGACCTTTCCATATTCTGGACCAATTTATACTAAATTTGAACATTGGGAAAGGGTAACACTTCCATCAGGGGGATATTACTATTCAAAAAATTCTTATATTGATGGACCTAGTATTTCTATAACATATAATGATATTCCAACTTATAAACCTACTAATGATGCCGCCACACGTTTATTCAATGTCCTAGATTTTAGACCGGATTTTGATAGTGTTTCCGGAACCTATGATAATGGAACGGAAACTTTCCATTTACCTAAACGGGCAACCTTAATAACTGGCGACAACTCTTACTACTTACCAAGAGCTGACAAATTGGTCATGTCTCAAGAGGGTAAGTTAATGTATATTCGTGGAGTTCCAGATAGAAATCCACAGTTCAAAAAGACGCCAGACAAATCACTAGAATTGTATAAAGTTGTGATGAACGCTAATACTCTGACGCCAGAAGATTTGTCGCTCACTAAAGTTGAACACAAACTTTATACTATGAAAGATATCGGTAAGTTAGAGAAAAAACTTGATCGATTAGAAGAGGTGACAGCTTTAAGTCTTTTAGAAGTTGATACTAAAAATCTTAGTCTATTAGATGCAGATGGTAATATCAGAACAAAATCTGGATTTTTTGTAGAGAATTTTAAAGATCAAACTCTCTCTGCTACGAAATCTAAAGATTATCGTGCTTCATTAGACTTCCAAAGTAATGTTGCTAGACCTAAATTTTCCTCAGATAATATCCGATTAATTTGGGATCAAGCAAACTCTTCTGGTGTTATTAAAAAAGGAGATATGTTATATCTTGATTATGCCGAGGTTAATTGGAAATCTATTCTAATAGCTTCTCGTAATGAACCAGTAAACCCATTTATCATCAATATTTTTGACGGGTTTATGAGTCTGTCTCCCGCATCTGATGAGTGGAAAGACACCAAGTATAAAGCACCTAAAATTATTCCTAATGGTACTCGAATTGAAAGTACCGATGTTGGGTTTATTTGGAACGAGCACGAAACCAACTGGTCTGGTCAAAATCCCGATGATTTGGAAGTCGGACAGGTAACTGGTGTTAACTCGACAATATCCAATTCAAATTCTTATGATGTAACAAACTCAACGACTACCGATGGCGATGGTTTGTTTGTTGAAAGTATCACAACAGATACGACTACTACTAACACCACAACTACTACCAAACATACTGTCACCAAGATCGTGAGTGAAGAAACCATCGAAGAAGTTGTTGGTGACAGAATAGTTCAGGTTTATAGTATTCCTTGGATGCGTTCCAGAAAAATTTATTTCAAGGCTGAAGGGTTGCGACCAAGTGTCAGAGTTTTTCCGTTTTTTAATAACAAGAAGGTCTCTAAATGGTGTAGACAAGAAAGTTTTGTTCTTTTCTCCGACAGAGAAGAAGATGAAGGAAATATTAACACACAATATACTCAGCACCCAGACGGTCCAACTACTCTGATAACCAATCAATTTGGAGAAGTGTCCGGTTCATTCCTAATTCCACGGGTTATCAATGCGGATCTTTATTACAAAACTATCCTTGGAATTGAAACATATGATCCAGCACAAGATGTTGATAGGTTCCCTGCGGGTTCTTTAGAGTTTAAACTTTTAGATATCACGCAACCACTGGATGATGCAGCAACTTCAAGAGCGTTTACAGTTTACAGTGCTAAGGGTGTCTTGAATCAAAGACAAAAAGATGTTCTGAGTACACGTGTTCTTCATGAAGCTTCATCAGATTTTTATAGTGAAAGTTTCCACGTTTCTACAACATCTGCCACTTCGTTGGTACAAAACGAAACTACCGCTAATCAATTCACAGAATTGTTGTCCACAGTAGAAGATATGTCGAGTGAAATTGCCGAGCTCGGAAGTCAAATTGATATTATTCAAGAAGAACTTGATAATACAGAACTTGAAGTTACCGCTCTAAATAACGAATACCAAAACCTTAGTGATGCTGTTGCCAATAATAGGGCAACCCTTGAAACTATTGTAACTACTGAAAATAGTGGAGTTGGCCAAGATACTGGTAATGCCAATGATCAGGGTTCTGGTGTAATTGCTCAAGGAACAACAACTGTACAATCTGTGGTTATTGAAGAAGAAGTATCAGGAGTTGGTGGTTCAAGTTCTGGGACTCAAGCTGTTGCCACCACAGTGTTCAATGTTAACAATGGTGGTGAGGCAGTCATTGGAACCGCTAATGCTATCGATGTTACCTATGAAGGTTCTGGGTCAAACGAAGTTGCGACTGTTAGCATAACTGACGGATCGTTTAACGAACTGGACCAGATCGTTGTGGTATCTGCTGGAGTGCGACCGGATACAACTAGTGGGAATGATACAGCTGCAAGTTTTGGGTATACCCGAGCGATTCCCAATAATCTAACGGCAACTGAAGGGGGTAAGACGGCGGCCGCAACCAATGATCAGACTACTTATACCAATGCCGGGGGTGAGACCCTTTATGTTTATAATGTCGATGAACCCGACGCTACTAAAGTTTCTAGTGCACATAGAACAGGCGATAATTCTGAGCAGGTCAGGCGGTGTAGGTATCACGACCCTATCGCACAAACTTTCATGGTAGATAATGAATATGGTACTTTCATTACTAAAGTCGGGTTGTTCTTTGCTACTAAAGATCCAACTATTCCTGTACAGGTTCAGATTAGACCTACCGTAAATGGGGTGCCGTCATCTTCTAAAATTATTGCAAGTAAGTTTGTTGCATCTTCTCAGGTTCAGGTTCCCGCAAGAGTGGATTTTAAAAACTTCGCGACTGTTAAGAGCACCGAAACCGTATTTGAATTTGATGAACCAGTTTTTCTCAGTCCATTCACCGAATATGCAATTTGTGTACTTGCATCCAATACACCATATTATACGGTATATGTTTCAGAAATGGAACAGTGGGTGTTGGGTTCAACTTCAGAAAGAATTCTAACACAACCTTCATTGGGTTCGTTCTTCAGATCTCAAAACTCTCAGCTTTGGGAACCTGATCAACAGGTAGATATGATGTATAAGTTATATCGTGCACAATTCCGTTATGGTGGTAAGGCTGTCTTCCGTAACGCTGATGTACCGAGAGAACTTTTAGATCCAGACCCCATTAACACGACAGCAGGTTCTACTGAAGTTTATGTTAATCATTATGATCATGGATTAAGAGTCGGTGATAAAGCTGAACTTCTGGGTCTCGATTCATCAGCAAAATATGGTGGAGGGACTGGTGTTTTGGGCAGTTCTATGTTGACAATTAATGGTGTTCGTAGAACAGTTACTAAAGCCGATACATTTGGATATGTTTTTAATGCTGATAGTGCTGCACCAACAACCAGTACTTTTGGTGGAACCGGAATTACTTCTGATAGAAATATACAGTTCAATATTGCTAATTTAAATATTGAAACTGCTAACCCAGATGCAACCTCGATTTCTGCTGGATATAAATTTACAACGGGTAGTTCTATTGCTGGTAATCAAACCTCTTACAATAAAAATACTCAATGGCAGAGGATAACTCCCAAAATAAACACTTCCTTTGATGCTCCAAGACAGATTGCAAATCGTTATAACGAAACAGATGCTACTGTTGGTTTTCAACAAAGGTCTTGTGAGATTAAAGTTGATCTAAAGAGTAGTCATGAATTTATTTCACCTATGTTAGATCTCCAAAGATGTTCATTGACTTTGATCGAAAATATTGTTGATTTTCAAGACTCTGCTGATGTCTCAGACTTTAAGAACATTCCAATAAGATATACTTCTGAAACAGATCCATATAGTGGTTCGCATCCTGCGAAACATATTACTAAACCGATTTCTTTAGCTGAAGATGCGGTTGGTTTAAAAGTTTTATATGCTGCGAACATTCCTCCAAATACTGAAATCTTGTTGTATTACAGAACGTCAGTAGATGGCGAGGACATTACCACCAAAAATTGGATTTATGATGCTCCAGAAAATACTTTGCCTACTGACGAAAATCCCACGATTTTCAGAGAGTATACAAACTTAATGGGTGGTGAAGGTGGATCTCTGGATGCGTTTAACGAATTCCAATTAAAAATGGTTTTCCGTTCTAAGAACTCATCTAAAGTTCCAGTGATTAGGGATTTAAGAGCAATTGCTTTGGTGGATTAATGAAATTAGTAAAAGTAGATGGCCATACGGGTCTCGGAAGGGATTCTAAAACTGGTGCAATCATTAATATAAATAAAAAAGAAGTTGAGACGGCACGCGAAAGAAAGAAACGCAGGCAAGAAGTTCGAGAAGAAAAACTAAAACTTGAATCTCAGGTCGACCATTTAGAAAATGAAGTTGCCGATATCAAACACATGTTAACCCAGATATTAGAGAAACTATAATGGCAGACCCTTACGGATATGATCGTCCTACTTTAGTAGACCTTACCGATAACGTCAATACTTTTCGTCGTAAAGTTAATCAGATCAGTGACGATCTGGGAGACAAGAGACGTTTACTAACAGATACGGGAACCTCTCTTGCGTCTGACAGTGACCTTGTCGGCAGTTTAATCGAACTTGATTATCGAATAAATCAAACAAGTAATGATTTGTATCTTCGTGCAAACGGAGGTAGTCTTTATATTCAAAACGGCAACACTTCAACTATTGCTGCTGAATTCTTATATGATAGTGCAGCCGGTAACTTGAGTCTTATCACCCCGATGTCTGGTGACTTCACTATCGACACGGTTGGAGATATTATTCTTGACGCAGACGGTAATGACATTATCTTTAAGAATGGTGCTGGTGGCGATACTGTTACTCACACTTTAGCAAACGATGGTAATTTTGTCATTGCTGCACCTGCCAATTATACTGTTGATGTTGTTGGCGACATTACGTTAGATGCTGCTGGCGATAACATCTTCTTTAAAGACGCTGGCACTACTCGGGTAACATATACTCTTGGCGCTACAACCGACATTTCAATGCTCGGTAGTTTAACCACTAACGTTGATGGTTCGATTGCGGATTCTGCTGGTACTAGTATTTCGCAAACATCAGGATCTACTTTCACACAAACATCAGGATCTACTTTCGCACAAACATCAGAA